TGGATTCAGAAGTAAGTGGCACACATCAATTCTTTTTCTATTTAACAAAAAAGCACAGCTATGAACATTTCAGAATTAGTTGGCGATAAGTTGCCAGAAATCAAGAAGGTGTTATTCGGATCAGATGACACAACAGAGACAGTTGAAACAACAGAAGAAGCAGCAGTTGAAGCTGCATTCCTGGATGCCAAATTAGTTGATGGCACCATTGTACGAGTTGAACCTGCTGTTGAAGTTGGTGCATCTGTCAAAGTAATTGATGAAGCAGCCAATGAAATTGACGCACCAGATGGTGATCACGAACTTGAAGATGGCACAATCATCAGAACAGAAGGTGCAGTCATTGTTGAAGTGATGGCACCAGAAGCTGAAGAAGAAGAAGTTGAAGCAGAAGAAGATGAAAAAGAGAAGGAAGAAATGGCATCAGAAGAGTCAACTGAAGAAGAAGATGTTGATGTTGATGTTAAGATGGCGGCCATTGCTGCTGATATTGTTGCCGCACACAATTTTGCATCTGCTGAAGTAGTTGAAGGCATCAATTCCAGATTCGATGAAATGGAAAAAGCCATTGGAATGATCACAGACATCGTGGAAAAGATGGCGGCAAAACCATCTGTTGAACCAACCAAGAAGGTCAACAATCCATTCGCGAAAGCAACATCTGATGCTGACATCGTGGAGAAGATGAGAAAAGCATTGAAGAAGTAAACAAGAAATTAAAACCATAAAAAACAAAAATCATGGCATTTGATGTAACGGCATTAAGCCCATTCGTAAACGAGCAGCAATTCCCATTGCTGACCAAGGCATTGGCAGGTGGAAGAACTGCTGAACTAATGAGAAAGCAGTTGGGTGTGAAAGGACCAACAACTGTGAATTTGATGGATGTTGATGTGAACATGGCACAAGCAGGTGCAACTTGTTCATTTGCTGCTGATGGTGATGTGACATTCACACAGCAGACAATTGATGCAAAGCACGTGAAAATCAACATGGAGTTCTGCCCAAAGAAATTGGAGAACTACTACCTTTCTACTCAATTGGCACCTGGAGCAATTCAAGATTCAATGCCATTTGAAGAAGTGTTCAGCAATTACCTTGTTGAGAAAATCCAAGACGAGATTGAAAAAATCATCTGGCAAGGTGATGGAGCAGGTTCTTCTGGAACGAACTTGGACATGTTCGATGGTATACTTCAGAATGCTGCATCGTTCACAGATTGCAACGTGGCAGCTTACAACGGTTCAACACTATCTTCACCATTGACTGTTGCGGAAATGGTTGAAGCAGTTCAGCGTGTATATGCATTGACTCCATCAGCAGCAGCAGCACAGCCAGATTTCAAAATCTTCGTTGGCCTTGACAAATTCAGACTACTTGCAGCAGGAATCCTTGATGGAAGCGGATTGACTTCAACAGGTGGACAGCTTGCGAACTATGCATCTGACTTCGATCCATTCAGACTTGTTTATCCAGGAACCAACATTGAAGTTATCGGTGTGAACGGATTGACCGGATTGAATGGCGTTTATGGTGCATCATTGAACAACCTTGTTCTTGGTCTTGATCTTGATACTGACACATCAGATGCAGGTCTTGAAGTATGGTACAGCAAGGATAACAGAACCATCCGTGTTGCCTGTGAGTTCATCATGGGAACACAGGTGGCCTTTCCAGATCAGGTTGGTAAAGTAGCAGTTTAATCTGCATTGAATTGATTCAAAGGTGGTGGCAGAAATGCCATCACCATCACTAAAAAAACAATTAGCAAATGAGCTGCCCGTTAACATCAAATTTTGCGCTGCCATGTAGAGACAGTGTAGGTGGAATTTCCAAATTGTACATTGCAACATTGGCTGATTACGAATCATTAGGTGAAACAGTCAGCGGTGGAGACATCACAGCTTTTGCAACTGCATCTTTGGTTTTCCAATCGTATGAGCAACTGAAGGAAACATCAGCGGTGACAGAGACAATCACGGCATCCATTCAGAATGGCACTGTTTATATGGCACCAGAAGTGACTGTTGTCCTTCCAAAATTGGCAACTGCGACACGTGACGAAATCAAGCTGTTGGCGCAGAATCGTGTTGTGATTATGTACACAACCAATGACGAAACGCCAAACACGTTTGTTGTTGGAAGGTCAAATGGTCTTGAAATAACTGCCGGAACAGCAGCAACAGGAACTGCATTTGGTGATCTGCAAGGATACACGTTGACATTCTCTGGAATGGAACCTGCAATGTCCTTGAAGTTAACACCAACAAGCGGAACTGTTGACGATATGATTGCAACAATCAGCAACTAAGAAATTTTCTTTTCTCTCTCTGTGTTAGGAAGGTGTGGCGTTTCTGCTGCACCTTTCTGCGTTTTGGCACAATCTGAACCATTTGCTATTTAAAGAAAAGCACAACAACAATGGCAAGCACAGTAACACCAAGCACGGCAACAATCACCATTTCAGAAGGTCTAAACCTTGCGGGAATAGATCGTGGTGGGTCGCATACTCGTACAATTGAAAATATTGCAGAAGCTGACAGGCGTGTGATGACTGTCGATTCTTCCAATGAAATTGATTTGATTGAATTGAACAGCGACAATGGCCAAGGCAAGTTTGTCAGAAGTTCAATCAAGTACATTCGTATCACGAACCTGGACAACACCAACTTCATCCGTGTAAGATTCAAGAAAAGTGGAGCAGAAACTGCTGACGTGAAAGTTGATGCAGGTGCCACATTTATGCTATCATCTGGCAGCATGGATGCAGACACGGCCGCAGGTGCATTCAGCGCATTCGTTGACATCGACAACATCAGCGCACAATCTGATACAGCAGATGTGGACATTGAATATGTTGTTCTTTCGGTGTGATAAACATCGAACGAAATAGCACCAATGAAGTGGCTGTGACATTGACCGAATACGGCACAGCAACCTATTACTTGTTTGAATTAAGAAGTGATACAACAGAAGGTGTGCAATATTGTGTGGCACAGGACACATCAACATTTCCGAACAGATTCAACAAGTTCGAAATCACAGAAGTTGGAAGCGGCACACCAACACCAACAGCAGGTGAAGTGAAGTTGGGCAATGATGGCCAATGGCGTTATTACATCTATTCCAACAGTTCATCTTCAAATCTTGATCCAACAGGTCTGGCCTTGTTAGAACAAGGAATCGTGAAGGTCATCGGCACACCTGCACCATCTGAAGTGTACACAGGTGGCAATCAAACTTACACAGTCTATGGCGAATAGCTTATCAATATTGAACTTTGAAGCAAACGTAGTTCCGGAATTTAAGGAACAGCGTGGCAAGGATTGGATTCTGTATGGCTCCGAAGGCGATTATAAGAATCGTTATCCAGACTTCCTGTTGGAATTGTACAGAAACAGCGCAAAGCATCATGCTATAATCAACAGCAAACGTGATTACATCTGTGGTCGTGGATGGTCCATTGACACAGATGGAATGACAACTGTGATGAAGGCTAAGATGGACCAATTCGTCAAACATCCAAATCCTTATGAATCTTTGGATGACATCTTGGTGAAGGTGGCACATGACCTGGAACTTTATGGCGGCTATGCATTGGAAGTTATATATGACAGCATAGGTGAAAAGATTGCAGCCATCTATCATGCTGATTTCGCAAAGTATCGTGTTTCAGATGATGGGTATTGTTATTACTATTCTGATGATTGGAGCAAATACAATCCAGAAGTTGAGAAGATAGAAGCATTCAATTGGAAGGAACCAGGTGGCAAGCAGTTACTGTACGTGAAAAGCTATCAGCCTAACTGCCAATATTATCCTTTGCCATCATACTTGGGTGCCATCAATTACATTGATCTTGATAGAAAAGTAAGTGACTATTTCAACAAGGGCATTTCCAATGGTTTCATGGCCGGAACACTTTTGAATTTCAATTCTGGCATTCCGACCGAAAGCGAGCAACAGGAAATTGAACGAATGGTCAAAGCCAAGTTCACAGGCACAGACAATGCCAACAGCATTCTTCTGAACTTTTCTGATTCACGTGACAGGTCTGCTGAAATACAGCAACTGAACAGCAATGACTTTGACAAGCGTTTTGACCTATTGAACAAGACGATTCAACAGGAATTGTACGCAGGTCATCAGATTTCAGATCCTGCGTTGTTCGGAATAAAGGAAGAAGGAATCTTCAGTTCACGGAACCAATTGGTTGACAGCTTTGAATTATTCCAGAACACCTATGTCAACGCACGGCAGCAGTTCATTGAAAGGACATTCAATGACTTAGCAGCATTGCAAGGACTGGAAGGAAGGTTGACCATATCTGACACGGAACCAATAAGTGTTCAGTTCTCTGAATCAACCATCATATCTGTGATGACACAGGATGAAATCCGTGAACGTGTTGGTCTTCCAAAATTAGAAGAAGAACAGAAGGTTGAAATTGAAGCATCAGCACACATCTGCTGCAAATCATCAGACAGCAAGGAAGATGATGAACGTGTTCTT